GATCAATCAAGACAGGTCGATCCAAATACTTACCCAAGGTAGCAACTTCATCAGTATGCTCCGAGTAGGTAGGTTCAAATATGGTACTCGAACCTTCAGCCTCAACAACACCCGCGTCAACGAATTGCACAGTTTCATCCTGTACAGTCGACATGACTGGATTCTCAGTAAGAACAGGCCCAGCCTCTTCAGTACTTTGAATATACGTTTCAATTTCCTCCTTCAATATGAGGTGTGTGGCGAGGAAACACCAATCACACGCAAAATCATCACAGTATGTGTTCGCAGTTCAATTTCTCGATGCACTTTAGAACCGTAAGGTGCATCACGGTTGTGATGTTGCTGTCCAACTACAGCATCCGTAAATACGGACTTTGGGGAACGCCCAAGTGGGAAACATATACACAGCAATACAAAAGCAAATCACAATATGCAAATATACAGATCACATGCAACGGCGACCATCGGTTTCGGAGAAACTCCGGGTTTCGGTCTACTCAAACCCTGCACTGGCTTCATGGTGCGCATCTACCAACTCATCAAACGTCGGAAACGTAGATTGTTGGACAAATGGTTCCAGCTTGCACTTCTTCACAATGCGCTTCATCTTGAGCACATTCTCGTCAAAAACCTGTCTTCCATACTGGAAGAATTCACCTACAGCACTTCGAATCGACTGCATCGATTGCTCTTCAGGACAGACCGATCGACTAGCAACACACGAGGTAAGCATTTTGTCAATCGACTTCCAATCAAGTGGACAAGCTACACGACCATCCTCTTGCGGAACGAATCTCCTCTTCAAAAATGAGGAGTCCGCAATATTGATGTACGGAATGGACTCTGCAGTCTTTTCTGCCATTGTATACACCACATTAATCCCCTTAAGGACCTCTGCGATAGCGGTATGATTAAATTTCGGAACCAAATCCGAAACTCCCATGGTATTGTCATCACCATAGGTAATCAAAGCAATAAACTCCTTGAACATCTGTGCACCGTGTTCGGGATACAAGAGTTCAAAAACATACCGCATGTACAAACAATTGACAATGCAATTGATAATGACAGTCAAAGTGTGACCAGATGGATTGCTACCTAAAAATTCAAGCAAGTCCCCTTGTGTCCAACAACAAGGGAAGGCGGTATCTTCAGCAATACATTTGACAACAAGCAATTCAACATCGGTGTAACCAGCAGCCTTCAGAATGATACAAATGAAGTCAAATGCAGCGAGAATAAATTCAGGCGACATCCGCTTATCAAACATTCCAAAATCTCCAGCGACAATCTTGTCGACACCATGTTTTGTCAAGTACTCATACAATTTCTTCCACTGGGAACTATTGCAATTCATGCCAGGTGCTCCCTCAAAAATGAAAGGATTCGATTGAAACAATCGAACAAATGATAACAAGTACTTCCGACAAACAAATTGCCAGGCAGCAGGACCTCCCATGAAACCTCGCGTCTTCTTGATCGCAATTTTCGCATTGGGAACAGGTTCATCTTTCAATGACATGATAAAGACAGGCATGTATCGCTCACCACGAGAGTAAACATCGCGGATAAGAGCAATCTCTTCCTTAACTTCATCAACATACTCAACTGCATCAGGGTAATCCTCAGTGGGCTCAAGCGGAACCAAAA